CTCCGCCCATTGCCATGTTCATAAATTTTGTAAACGGAAGACCACTAGCCTGTTCGTATGCTTTTTGGTAGGGCATACCACTACCTAATAAATCATAGTAAATTCTTTTTTGTGCATCAGGTAATGCATTAACTAACCCCGTAATATCGTTGGGGTTGAAAAAACTCGGCGTGCCCTCTTTCGGCACCATACTTTTCACTTTATCAAACAGTCCAGTTAAAAGACCCATCACTGGTGTACCTTTTTCAGCAAATCCTTGAGCTATAGATCCAATGCCTTTACCCATATCCGATAAAACTTCGCTAGGTGTTGGTCCATACTTAAATGCAAGTTCATTAGCTTTATCCGCAACAGTTTTAGAAACATACTGTCCAAAGGTAGGACTCGCTGTATTTGTATCAAAAACGGGCGTAGCGCCTAAAAAAATAGGTTCACCTGTATTTGCGTTCAGTACGGGATTACCACGAGCATCTTTTAATACTCGATCTGAATCTATCAAACCTTGTTTAAATTTTTCGTTTTCAGCAAATTGCGTATATCTTCTATCTAAACGATCTGTACTTATCGAAGTATCACCATCAAAAAATCTATCTCTTGTAGCTCTACGTTTTGCAGGGAGTTCACTATTATCCGAACCTAAACCAGACAGAAAACTAGGACGGGGAGCAGAAAATCCAGGTCTGTTGGTGCCAGTCGGTGAAGATGGTTTTGAGGAGTACCCAGGTCTGTTGGTGCCAGTCGGTGTTGCCGTTTTGGTTTTACCACCAAAGAATCTTTTGATGGGAACGGTCGACGCAACAAAGTTCGTCATTTGTACCATTAGTCAGTCACTTCAAATTCTGTAGTTAGATCCTCAACGCCTTCAACTTGTCCACCCATATTCATTGTAATAGGTTTCATGGCTTTGCCACCTTTGTTAAATAAACCACCAGGAACATTTTTACCTGTAAGGTCTTTTTCTTTTACAACCTTCATAACTGTTTGATAATCAGATGGGTTTTTTCTACCTGTGGGCTTTAATCCACTTACTATGGCTTCAGTGGCTCTAATTTCATTTTCTCTTTTTTTCTCTCTTTTTTCTTTTTCTGTTTTTTTATTTTTATTTTCAGTAGTCATATTTTGCTCCTTGGTCCGTGGTTTATAGTCTTCGTACCACTAGGAGCATAACAAAAATAAAAGTCAAGAGCAAAGATTTATTGACTTTTAAAATCGAACTTTGATAGTGTAGTCGGTACGCACTAATTCAAATAAAGGAGGTAATCATGGAAGAAATGAACAAAAAATTAGAAGAGGCGTACATAGTCATTGCCTACTTACAGGCTCAATTAGCTGAAAAGAAAGAGTAGACTATGCGGCGGTCGGTGAGCCTTGATTCAAGGCTCCAGAACCCCTAGTCACTATTTCGTGCCACTGGTCATGTGTAAATTCTTCACTTGTACCATCTCTATAACTCACCCTATACATTAACTTTTCTTGCATCTCAGGCGGGTTTGTAAGTTTTGTGAATATTTCCACATTAGTTACAATGTCTTTAATCATTTTGGGAAACTTAGCACATTTCCTTCTTTAAGTTTACTGATTTTTTGTATTATTAGCCGTCTTGTTGCTTCACGTAAATCCTTAGAATCATTGACTAATTCGTGATCCCATAGGTCAGCGCAAGCCCTGAGGGCCTCTACTTTCTCTTTGTTGTTGTTGAAATGTTTATCGTCGTGGTCAATAAGATCTAAAACCATGCGTCTAGATATTAAAGACTCGATGTCTTCGGTCATCATGGATATGTTCATAATTAGATTCTATTGATTCATTGGGGTTTGTAAAATAACTTTTACCCATCAATTTTCCTATTCTAGTTCGCTCACGACGTCGTTTATCACGTTGATAAGCGTAGCGAACCGACATACCTCGACCGTCTTGATGTTCGTGTATTGGTCTATGTTTCATGATTACTCCTTAGGGTACCGACCTGAGATTTAGAATGCGGAAAGGCACACAAACTAAAACTCACAGCTTTTCACACGTCCTTGCGGGGAAACCAGTCAAGTTAGATATAGAGATCTCTCTCATCTTGACCTTCGTGTTATACATCTGCCTTAACCGAATTGGGCCGGTGCAATCGGAACTTGTTACTTGGTGACTTGTACACCATTTGAAAACATTGCATGATTGGGTGTAGGATCTGCATTTTCTTTTTGATCCTCTAACCACTTTTCGTATTCTTCATCCTCCAGTGCTTCCACACCTGCTAAGTAGCCTTCCAAATAAGCTACAGTCGTTGGTAATGAAAAATTGGTGGTATCGTGTTTCATATAATTAATTGCATTATATAAATGTTTTCGAAACTCTAATGATCTACTTTCGTATTTTGCGGACATTCTTTTTTTCCTCTTGTCTATAATTATATTCATCATCAATTAATTTTTGTATGAATCCACCCATGGTGCAATAATCTGCTTCTGCCATCGGTCGTGCTTTATTATACACAGCGACCTTGATAGCCACAGATTTGTATTTTGTAGCATCCATTAAATAACTCCTCTTTCTATTAAATAAATAATAATTAGACCTATGACGATAAACCATTTAAACTTTGTCAGTATCAATAGTGTGAATAACAGTGTTCCTACTATATATGCCATATCCTAATTTCTTAGTATAATATAAGAATTTATGATATAAATGTCAAGGGAGTATAAATGTTGAAATTTTTTTTGGTTGGTTGGGCTTGTATCGGAATCGGCTATGATCAGAAATGTGTTAGGCTAGGTTCAGAAGTAGTATTTGAAAGCTACGCAGAATGTGCCCAGTATTACGAAGTAATATCGGAAGACCTCTTAAGCCGTGATGAAACCATAAATATGAAATTTCACTGCGTTTCATCAGGCGTGCTCGAGGATCTTTTATAGGGTTCTCCTTACATAGTTAGGAAGAGTTCCTTCTTCTTTGTATTGATAGTAAGCAGCTTTCCAATCTTTTTTGTATTCTGCCTGTAAGAATTGTTTTAACGCACCATCAGCATCAGGCTCCATATGCCAATATAAGCTCAATATTTTAAAAAACTTACCCATTTATTTTTTTGCTTTTATAAACAGGTTTATTATTTCCTGCCATGACAATTCTTAAAAGATTAAGATTAGAATATTTAAAACTCTCTGTATTTACAGAGTCTTTCAGTATGTTTATTTTGATTTTGCTCATGATTATTATCTCCCGGTAGACTTATACAACAGAAAATTAATTTTAGTTTTGTTAAATTAGCAGATCAGTTATACTTCAAAGTCAGCTTCAAATTCAATCTTCTTTTCTATCTCTACTGGATAGAAAATAGTTTGGCCATTGACTCTTTTTTCCCAAGTATTTTTACACAATAAACAATGATAATGATTTGTTTTCATGCGAAACATAGGAACAATAACGTGTTCGTATGAACATTGTGGACATAAAGTAGCTTGCACTTTATCACCAGAAAATTTATCTACTTTGCCTCGCCCCATGACGGACCAACCTCACAATCTAATTTGACAGGTACCTCTAGTTCAACACAATTTTTCATTATGTTCATGATCTTATCTTTTTCTCTTTCATCTGCAAACGAACAATCTAGTTCATCATGCACCTGTATGTGCGGGGTGATACCTTCATCATAAAGATTGACCATGGCTTGTTTTGTCATGTCAGCGGCTGATCCTTGAATAATTTTGTTTAAAGCTTTGTAAGTAAATGCTCGGCGTATTTGTTTGCCATGCTCTCGTTCTGCTTGGTCCCTGGGCAGTGGTTTGTGGACTCCGTATCGTGAGGGTTCCCACATATCAAATCGACACTTACGACCTAACAATGTTCTTACATGACCCACATCAGATGCTTTCTTCATGGTTCGCTCAATCATTTCTTTTACAAAAGGCACACGGCTGTGATACTTCTCAAAGAGGTCCTCAGCTTGACCAGGAGATAGTCCCAGCTCTGAGCTTAGTTTCCCCTTACCCATGCCGTAAAACAGCCCTAAATTGATCGTTTTAGCCTTTTTACGGTCTATTTTAGCCATATCAGACACCATGGTATGGAAGTCCGTGTTTGGGTCTTCATGGTATGCGTTGACAAACTCATCAGCGCCTTTCAACCCCCCAGCGGTAAGGCTGGCAAGATGAACAACGAGACGTGGCTCTTGCTGGGAGTAGTCAAACGCACCCCATTGCATTCCTTCCTCAGGTTTGAAGATCGAGCGTATCATCGGCCCCAAAACCTTCGAAGCAGGAACTTGTTGTAGATTTGGTGTGTTGTAGCTCAGTCTTCCTGTGACTGTGCCACCACCATCTCCACGTAACTGGTTTATTTCTGCATGAATCCTGCCGTTATGTTCATGTTTTAAAATTGTATCAATAAAAGTTGTTCTAGCTTTGTTATATTCTCTTGCTTCTGCAACAGCTTGAACCAACGGATGCTCATGAGTGCGGAGGAAATGCTTGTCGAATTTAGGAGCACCCGTCAATTCAGTTCGTGCATAAGGAATACACAATGCATCGAACATTTTAGATATAGACTTGGCTTCCCAAACATTCACAGCAACTCCTGTTTCATCTTTGATTGCTTTCAAACTTTTTTGTTCTTGACCTAAAAGTTTTTCTTTTGTTTGTTCTGCTTGATCTACGTCAACTCTTACACCGTTCCATTTCATGTCTATTAAGACAGGAAGAACTTTGTGTTCTAACTCGTTTATACTCATCAAATCTTGTGCATGTATTTCTCTCATAAATACATCAAATAATTTTAAGGCCAGCTCTGCATCCTGTTCTGCGTAAGGTCCCACATACATAGGTGGTAGTCTCCACATGTCATTCTTTGCATCAACACCCCATTCTTTTGCAGCTTCGTATAATAAAACTTCTGATTTCTTTTCACCTAAAAAGTCTTTTGATAATTCATTCAATGAGTATCTCATTCTGTTTTCATCAAGGATTGGTGCCATGAGCATTGTATCCCAAATCTTGGATGTGATTCTCATACCCATGCGTTTCATCCATCCCACATCATACATGGCATTATGACAAACAATTTCAGGACATCTGTCTAACAAATCTTGAAACTGTCTTAAAAAAACTTTCTTGTCGTAGTTACCTGGTGCATCGTGATCAATTGGAAAGTATCCTTTGAAACCTTCCCATGCTAATGCAACACCAACAACTTTACCTTTACCAGTAGCCCAGCCTGGACCGTGGTCCTTGATTCCTGGATCGCAAGTCTCCAAGTCAATAGCAACAGGAGTTTGTCCCTTGTAATCTATTCTTTCTGGACAGACCCACTCACTAGGGGGCGCAAATAAAGGATTTTGTATACTCATTTTTTCTTACGATAACTAAGTGTACTCAGCTCCTCTTCAATACGTTGCCACCTTGAATAACTTATCTGTGCGTCTGTAATATCTGCAAGTAAAACTTCTAGGTTTCCAATGTCTATCGTTACAGGAGAACCAAGATTATCTTGCACAGCTTTTGCTTCTTTTTTCGTCAAACTAATAAATAACTTACCATCTTCATGTACTATTCTCATCGTATCACCTCCAAATATTCTCTGTCTGTTTCTGACCGTACCAACCATAATTCTTTCTTGGCACGTGTCGCACCTACATAAAAAACTCTGTGTTCGTCGTCAGGGTTATTGATTAATGCTTCTTCGGATTTACGAGATAAGTCTAACAACAATACAACGTTATCAGCTTCACCACCTTTTGCTCCGTGGATCGTGGATATTTCTATCTGCGGCTTCTGCCATATATTAATACCACGTTTCATCAATTGTCGTATGTACATCACTTTACCATACGGTATCTTATCTAATGCTTGAAACCATGTAGCGTTCTTATCTACCAGTAAGCCGTGATTAAACATCAACTTTTCATAATCAAACTTTTCTTTGTCGTCTAAATTTTTTAAGTTTTTAAAATTACGTTGCACACCAATACCGGAGCTCATGTATTCATACATAGCTTTGACACCTTCTAGTCCTACGCTCTCACCCTCAGCTAATTTATTCCAAGATGCGATAGCGTGTTTGAGTTTATCAGCTATGCTGCTTTGACCAAATCGTTGATAGTAGAAACCCTGTTCCAAGAAGAACTTTTCAACTTTATTAAGTATGTATTTAGTCCTTGCGAGAACAAGCCATTGTTTATCTTTGTAGGGTATTGCTTCGTGTGAGTAGACTGTAACAACCTTGCCCTCTTCATCTTTAGCTTCCCATTCTTTTTCAACTCTATCTTTGATTTTTCGAACGATCTTGGATGCCACGAAGTGGTGAGATTGAGGTATTCGGTAAGATTTATTGAGTATAACAGAAGTGCCAGGATAAGACTGAAATGTATTAACATCCGCTCCAGCCCATTTGAAAATAGCCTGGTCGTCGTCACCCGCTAGATATGCCCTTTTACATTTAGAGATAAGGTTTGTAACAACTTGCCACTGTACGAGCGATAGGTCTTGCGCCTCGTCAACGATTAATACCTCTATCCCTGGCCATATGTCAGGTCTAAGATTAAACTCTAACAACATGTCCGTAAAGTCATATAATTTTCTATTTTTTTTGAACTCTTTGAGATATTCCGCAATCTGTTCTAACTTACGCCAGCCACCTACAATGTGACCAAACTTTGAAAACGTGTCATACAAACCAACACCAGTAATACGAGATAGATCTATAATTTTTAAATAAGGATCTTGTTGTATAAAATTACCATCTTCATCGTGTGTATCTTTCGGTGCAAGATCAACTTTTAGTATGTCAGAAATTTCATGATAATGTTTTGACTTCATCACATCATTGGTAGATAACCCTAGACATTGAAATGCTAAACTATGAATGGTGCGGAAGTAACGGAAATCTTTTTGATCAAGCTTGAACTTGTACGCAGCTCTGTTTATAGCCTCACTTGCGGCCTTCTTGGTATAAGCAACGAAGGCTATGTCCTCGGGTGTCAACTCCTTTTCTAATTCTTCTTCAACAATATTTAGTAAAAAAGTTGTCTTACCTGTACCTGGTGGTCCAAATATCTTTTTGACTCTAGAATGGTACATCGGATTTAACTTTGGGAACATTTAATTTTGCCTCTTGCTTTGGCTTTGGGTCAGGTATGAAAAATAAATTCTTAACAGTGTTTGTATTAACTCTAACTTTTTTAGAGTCACCACCTCGGTCACGAATAAGCGAACCCATTTGTGTTGAGCTAAACTCTTTAAACTGTATTTTTTTGAAATATCTCTCAAGGCTTGTAAGTTGAAAAAATATCTTACCATCATCTTTCCACACACAGTGATTTAGAACATCTTCGATTTCATCTGCAATAGCTTGATTGTATATAAAATCATCCAGATGTGAATTAAATTGTCCTTCCTTTGTCACCTCATAGGGCATCTTGATTATTTCACATTGTTCCAAAAGCTCTCGTATTCTAGCCTCATAATCTCTCTTTGACATTTCAACAGGTAAACTGGTGTGTGTCTCAAGCACTTTCTTACGAAACATTCTCTGATCCATGAGCTCGTCTGTGCCGACTGTTATTCTTTTGCCATCAACATCTAAGTGCCAGACAGATTCATCCGACTCTAACTTAGTCAAATTAGCAATGTTCATTTCAATGTCATCACGACCAATACCAAACTTTCTTACTCGACATTTGCTATTATCACAATGTGATCGCATTGGCACGTCCTTACATTTGTAGCCATAATCTTTTTTCTCGTGTTGATCTATTTTTTGTTTGACTTGATCATAGCTCATGGGTGGTTTGCAGTAGTTTGTATTAAATTCGAATACTTTGTTTTGCCACTCACCTGCCCCATACTTCTTTTTTGCATAGACACAGTAATGAAATACCACATCATCCCTTGATCCTTCGAAAATACCCATGTTTTGGAGTATTTCGATGCATGGAGGGCCATCAAAAGTGGCTTTTTTCTGTTTTAAGGCACGTACAGATAGGTTTTGAAGGTCGTCATGTGTGATAGCCTTCTGAGAAACTAAATTAAAGAACTCTTCGAGGGTTAATGACTCCCCTTTTTGATCCATTGCGTATCTGCCAGACATATCTCCACCAAAATAGGGTAGGTTAAGAAAGTTTCCTGTGTCTCCACGTTCCGCATTAAGTGATTCTTGCTTTGGAAATATCTCACAGTCTGCAAATCCAAGCACCGATGCTATCTCTGTCAATTTTTTTATTGCATCTTTTGCAGGGACAGGTTCTTTGTAAAAAATAAATAAGTGAAAACCTCCCGATTTTGATCGGCAGGGTATAATTGGTAAATTTAATTTAGTGTAGTTATCAATTGTCTTGCGTACATCTATAGTGTAATCGTCAACATCAATGCAAGACCAAGAGCAAGTAGCATCATCACGTATGGGGATAATACCAAGACTAGGATCATTACCCTCCACATGATCTTGCCAATGCTTATCAGTGACTTCTTCTTTGATGATAAATGCTTTACCACCAACCTTGCCACTATCTTTTGTTTCACCTTTGTAAAAAACACCGTGAGCACGGGTTAGACCATTAAAGATCCCTTTAAGTTTTTGATACGCTTCCATAAATGAAAGGGGGCCGAAGCCCCCATACTATTAAAAAGGATTGTCAGTATCTGGTTTATCTTTTCCAGAACTCTCGTTCGCCTGTTCATAGTTGACCTCAACAGATCCTTTTTTCACAGCATTGTGAAATCGTTTGCCTTCTTCGTACTGATTAGCCAAAACGACATCACCTCTCTTAATATCCCAGCTATACCAATCACCTTTGTCATTTGACTGAGGTTTGGTGGTTAGCACATATGTGTAGTACCAACTTGGGGGGTTGATGATTTGCTCACCATTTTTTACCTTAGCTGACATAACAAGACTGTTCCACTTTCTAGACTTAGATAATCCACTCACCTTCATTGATATAAGGACCTGAGAAGTCAGTCCTTCACTGTTAGTAAGGAGGCAGTAATGATTGTGAGTTCTTTCTAAATAAGTCCCCTCTGGAAGCCTAGCTTTACCCTCTGCGTCTTTCTTTGTCTTATTCCACAGAGGAGTATCCACAGGGTGGACAACAGGGGCAGAAGAACCAGTGCCTCTATCTGTCCATTCAAGCGCTACAGGCTCAAAGTAGCAAGGTATAACTGAGATACCTTCAGTACCATCATGGAGTTCTTCCGTGACAGTATTGAAAATCATACCCTCTTCTGCTCCGTCTACATACTCACTCTTTTGTTTTTTTGTCTGCGGAGACATTGAGCTAAGTATTTTCAAGAAAGGTATAGCCATACTTTCCATATCAACAGATGCTAAACCTTGACCTTGATCTTGTGCCACCATCGATAAATCTATCGTTGGTGCAGCAACAGCAGAAGATTCTTTTTTTGCAACTGCTTGTTCACTTTTCTTTGGTTGATTCATTTATTTTTTTCCTTTTGTTATTTTTGTTTCTGGACGTATGAAGATCCCAAAAAGATCATCAGGGTCCGTTAATCCCTCTTCGTGGCGCTTTTTTAAAGTCGCTTTCAGTGTCGAGGGGTGCACTGATTTTTTCACATCCGGGGTGATGCCGAAGTTTGATTCAATATATCCAGCTAAATCTCCAGCCATATTGTCTTCACCCGTTCCGAAACTTGTTGATACTTGGTTCTTAATGATGTCACCCAAGCCTTCTTGTTTTAAATACTGCAGGGCTTCTTCTTCTCGAGCTTTAGGTATTCTACAATGAAATCCTTCCTTAACAGTAACTTTACTGCCATCTTTCATTGTAGTTTCATTAATACCTAGTTCCTGCATTTTTGTAGGAATTGTTTCTTGAGAAAGTAAATCTCTTTCTCTTTTCATTTCTTTCATTGTCTCTTCCATATTTTCTATTTCAGAGTCTAAATCTAATTGTCGTTGAATAAGTTTGGATAATCCAGATAGATCATCATCTTGAAGATTTCTTAAATCACCTGCATCTTGTTTGAGGTCTTCAAAATCAATTATGTTAGCCATTTTTACCTCCTTAGTAGAACAGCTTGGGAGGGCTAGTTTTTTCACCTCCAACTTTCAGGATACAGATAAACATTTCATCCACCCTACTCGAACCTACTCATGATAGCATCAGCCAGTTGGCCCTGCTCTATCACCCCTGTGCGTTACGCCTCTGTAATAAAACGTTGTTCCGCCACAAGCCATAAGTGTCAGCTAAACACTTAATTGTTCAATACAAATCTTATACTTGAAATCCTAACAAAATGCAATATATTATTTTATATATGGCTAACTTTTTTTTGAAGGAACCTTTTCATCATCAGGTGAAGGCAAAACTAACTTGTCACGATACAAACATCAACAATTTCGCCTATTTGATGGAAATGGGAACAGGTAAAACTATTACAGCAATCATGGACCTTATGGGTTTGCATCATTATCAAGGTGTGGATAACTGTGTAATTCTTGCACCGAAGTCCGTGTATCGTAATTGGTATAAAGAAATAACAGAATTTGTAGCACCTGATAAAACAGTATATGCAATCAGCACGTGGGACCCTAGTCTCAAAGATCCTGTCACTAAAGCCAAACTAACAGATTTATTAGAAAAAAGTTATATGCCACTTAATATATTTTTAATGAACATCGAGTCTCTATCATCACCAAAGGGTGTAAAGTTTTTAGAAAAATATTTAAGTGTGCAAGATAAAAAGAAAACAATGATGATTGTCGATGAAAGCACAGTCATCAAAACACACAATGCTAAACGAACAAAAAATTTATTAAAACTATCAAAAGACATAGCTTACAAAAGAATTCTTACAGGCACACCTGTTACGAAATCACCTTTGGATATCTACACACAGTTTGCTTTTCTTGATCCTAAGATACTTGGTCAGACAAACTATTATGCTTTTCGTGCCCGTTATGCCAAGATTATTAATCGTCCAACATCTGGTGGTCGTCACTTTCCTTTGATTACAGGCTATCAACGTTTAGATGAATTAGAAAAAAAGATTTACTCTGCCGCATTTCGTGTCAAGAAAGATGAATGTGTCGATCTACCTGAAAAAATATATATGAAAAGGTTCATACCTATGAGTGAGAAACAACTTGTAGCTTATGAATCATTGAGAAGAAACGCAATGTTTATTTTCAATGACAAAACAACGACGTCTGTGAACCGGCTCTCACAGATTGTTAAGTTGCACCAGGTATGTTGTGGGTTCACCATTAATGATCAAGGTGAAATCCACGACGTGCCTAATAAACGTTATGATGAGCTGATGAATGTATTGGAAGAAGTTGATGGTAAGGTCATTATCTGGGCAACTTACCGACATAACATTGAAACTATTACACAGAAACTAAAGGAGAAATATGGTGATACTTCGACTGAGGCTTTTTATGGTGATACAGATAATCAAGTACGCTTGGATCTTGTCAAAAATTTTCAGGATAAAGAACACGATCTCACGTACCTTGTTGCGAACCCTAAAACTGGTGGATATGGAATTACTCTTACTACCTCTCACACTGTTGTGTACTTTTCAAACAATTATGATCTTGAGATAAGATTACAAAGTGAGGATCGTGCACACAGAATTGGACAGAAGAATAAAGTAACTTATGTTGACTTTGTTTGTAAAGGAACAGTAGATGAAAAAATATTAGCTGCTCTGAAGAACAAGGTCGACATAGCCAGCCAAGTAATGGGTGATGAACTAAAAAGTTGGATTACTTAGTTTTCTTTTTCTTTGGTTTTTTAATAACACCACGTGCCATTAAAATATCTTTCTTTGTAATTTTACCGTCGCCACTAAGATCTGGAAACTTCTTTTTCATTTTTCCGCCTTTAGCTGCACGTCGTGGACCCATGCCTTGCAGCATACTACCTGACTTTTTAATTAAATTTTGTAATGATGCTTGAGATATGTTTGCATTTGCAGGTTTAATTTTATTACTAGCGATTTTTTTCTGCTTCATCATATATTGTTTAATAAGTTTATTGATATCAGCTTGAGATAATTTAGCTTTTGTTCCTCTCATAACGTTGTCTCCTCCACAATTTTTGCGAGACTCTCGCATCTGTTTGTTGTCTGTGCATGCCACCTCGAATCTTTCATTTCCTCGGAGGCCTTCTTCCAATCCTTGACTCTCATTGCTTTCCACATATTTTTAAACTTACGAACACCATTCGTGCCTAATTGAAATACCATTTCCAATATCACCTCTGACACACTTTGTGGTAAATCATGTCCAATACATTCTTCTATTAATAAATCAGCCCCCGCAGCAGCTCTATTCAAGTCTATATCAAATAGTTCTTCGACTTCCTCCATGGAGATTTCTACTCCTTCGGAGTATCTTTCTCGTTCGTGAGGCTGAATAAGGTGGCCTATGCCGATCGTGGCTTTGCCTAAACTGTCCAGATACATTTGGGTGCGTACGCCTTCATGGATACGTACCCGATCTTTCAATTCATCTGTTAATTCTATCATGCGCCTATACCCCAATGTTCTGAGTGTTCATCGGGTTCTCCCTTCTTTAATAATTTCATAATAAATTGTTTAAACTTATATATCATATTTTGTATTACTCATCAAACCCATTAAACCAGTATCCTCTGCACTACCACCCATATTCATAAACTTTATATCAGAAATGCCTGCACTTATTGGTCTTTGAACATTGAACGGTAATGACATGACACCTGCATTTGCTTGTACTATTTGTGGTACGTTGACATTAACTTCGGGTTTTGTGGTAATATTTTCAATACCCATGTTTTTTTGTACGGGAGTTGCACCACCAAAATTCATAAACATAGGAGGAGGCGTTGATAACATATCATCTTTAGTTAAGGCACCACCTGTGTTCATCTTCATCGCCTTTTGCTCAGGTAATGTGTTGATTGGTACGACAGCTTTATCTAAAAATGAATTCATCATTGTAGTGATCCTAAACCTTTCTCTAACATTTTTTGATTGATGGCATCGTCTAATGTTCCTGTGGCAAGCTCTGCTTGTACTGCTTTTGATAACTGATTAGGTTGTGCTGAAAAATTAGACATATCATTTGGTCCACTTACCGGAATACTTGGCTGATCAAACATTTGATTTAAGTAGTTTTGTATATCAGCTTGACTTTGATTTAATCTACCTGACCTAATCATATCAAATTGTTCATCACGAGCTTTGTCAAATTCAATATCTTTTTGTGGTGTTTTCATTAAGTTAAATACAGCACTATCAATTTCTTTTATTCTTTCAAGTTGTTCAATCTCATCACTATCTTTTGGCATACCAGAGGCAGATGCCCAGTTTAATAATGTTGTCATGTTTGAGGCACTAACAGTTTTCGTGTCTAATACTTCTGTTATGGCTTTAAGTGCTTGAGGATCTGTTAACAATTCAGAACCATATCTCATAATCAAAGGAATCATAATGTTGGTTAACGCTAAGCCACCTTCTGCAGCTCTCTTACCCGCATTAAGAAGTAATAAACCTCTAAATCCTGTCAATGTTAAACGTCTTTGTAAGAAGGTAGATGCATCTGGCACAACAAAACTACCAGCATCATCTGCAGCTTGTAAGAATTGTCTAATGTTTTGTACACTTGTACCTGTGTCTTTCAGTAATGTATTAAGAATTTCAATACCATCTGGGTTATCTAAACCTAAAGCCTCTTCGAATTGTTTTACACCAAAGATTACATCTTTGTATTGAACCATGTTTGGTCCAGCTTTCTGTAAACCATCTTGTCTTATGGCCTCTAATGATACATGTCTTTCGTCAATAAAGTCTTGATAGTTTGTACCTGCTGGTGTTTCTTTAATAGATTTGAATAAGGCATTATCTATAAGCTTTCTCATAATTCTTTTCTTAGAACTTTGAGGGCCTGCTGATACGACTGAAACTTTTTTCTTTACGTATTGCTCAAAGGTAGGACTCTTTGGATCCATGTCTTTTGTAAATATTTCAATACCATCTACTAACACACCATCTTTATTACCTGCTTTTGCATAGGCTTTTAGCTCAGCACTTGTTGGTTGTGATAGATTAATTAAAGCTTCCATGGCTTCTTTTGAATTTTTAGCTCGCTCTAATAATACTTTGAAGGCTTCATCAGTGTACATCATACCTGATGCTTCAGCACCTGGTGAGAAGATAGAAGGTTTTGCCATTTTAATTTGACCAGGTACACCACCTTCAAACCTTGACATTGTGTTAGCAAAGAAATCAACAGCAGTTGCATATTTCTTTTGTGCTGTATCAAAGACTGCTTTATCTATTGCATTGTCAACATTCTTCAATGTCATAAAATCTTTTTCAAATACTAAACTTAATTTGTTTAATGCACTTGCTTCTTTGACAGGAATTTTACCACCAGGGAAAGCTCCTTGGAAATTTGCAGTAAAGTCACTAAACATCTGACGCATTGATATAGCTTGTTCTAATGTAATTTGATCAGGTAAATTTTTAAGACCGTTGTAGAATGTGCCAAATGATTGTTGTGCAGCGTCACCAGGGAATCGTAAAACACCTTGTGATCCTGCTGGTGTATTACCCATAAATCTGTCCGCCACATCGGATGCTCTTGCTTTGAAACTTGTAATATCAATAATCTTCTTACCACGTAGTTTTTCTGCATACTGATAAAAGTCATCAAATAGAATACCTTGTGCTGTTCTTACGTCTTTGTAATTGTTTTTAAATATGTTTGTGATGTCACCTGACAAATTAAAAATAGTTTGTGTCGGTGCTAAACCATTCTGCATCTTACTTAAATATTGACGTAGAGATTCATCAATGGCTTCTTGTTGAGTTTTAAAAGGCTTACCTACCCATGGAAACACACCAATAACTTTTGGATATGCTTTCCAAAGGCCATAGTTTGTAGCTTGTACAATACTAAAAGGAATACCATACTGATCAGCCAATTCTTTTTGTTTCTTATAACTTTCTGATTTTGGATTGATACCAAATGTAAGCTGCCCAATCTTTCTTTTAAATGCATTGTAGATAGGAGCGATGACCATAGAACCACCTGTAAATGCTAGGTTCATGTAAGCATCGTGTTCAAACTGACTTATGTTTTCTTCTAATTCTTTTGGTTCGAGGTCCATGGCGTATCGTAGAAAGTCATTAACTCTGTCATAAATTTGTCCACCAACCATTGTTCCACCATACTCACCAGCGGCATACATAGTAGGATTAAACATTACACCACGTGTAAGAAAGTCTTTGCCACCCACTGCAAGTAAACCACCAAAACCACCAGCCATTTCAAAGCTTGGTTTTGATATAATATCATCAGGCACAGGTGAAAAATCTGTTCCTGGTATCTTAATAAATTTATCAACTAAATTATTAGAAATATACTTTAACGGATCATTTGTAAGCTCAACTCTGTTGTTTATGTCAGCAATTTTTTCTGCCATCAAATTGTTATATTCAGGACTACCGGGTGGAAATTGTTCAGGTATATCGGCTGCAATATTTCTAGAACCAGCAGTTTGAGCATCAATCATTTGAGATAGAGCTCCTCTTGTTTGATCTAATGTAAACTCTTGTGGTATCTTAAATGTGTTTTTTATTGTCAGAATATCTTGTTCTGTAGGTTGATTTGGATTTTCTAACTCTAAAGTTTTACCTAGTAATTTTACTTCTGGCATTAATTACTCCCTATCACATTTATGTTAAATTCTGGCACCTCTGAATCAGTAATTATTGATGAATCATTGTTTTGTCCACCTACGCTGTTATCAGTAGAAGAGCCACCTTGTGAAACCACAGGCTCTTGTCCAGCTATTATTATATCACCATATCTTGTATTATAATCATCCTTTAATGCAGGGTTGATATCAAGAACACTTTTTCCATCTATAAAAGTTGACTTCACTAGATTTTGTGCAGAAGTATTTAATAGATCTTTGATTGTTCCAATTTTTGCAACCACTTCTGCTGATGATGAGAAAGGTGAAGTTACAGTTAAAATTTCTCGTGCTGCTTCAACGTCGTTAACGTTTAATCGACCTGAAGGTTTTAATGCACGTGCAATCGCATATACCAAATAGTTCTCTCTCACTTTGTTTCTTGCAAAGACAGGATCATAACCTAATGTTAATTCGTAAAATTGTTGATTAAATAAATCAGAAAGCTTTGTTTTCTTTGTAATTGTTTTATCCTTAAGAGGTAATCCTGTTGCTTTTTCCAGTCCTCCTTGCACTCGATAAGTAATGTCAATTTCTGAGTCAAAATCAGGGACTTTGTTGATGTCAAATTCACCCTGATTGGCTAATTTTAAATTAGCTAAATCATCTCTATATGCGTTTTCACCTAATTTTTGTATATCAGTTCCAAGTGTTCCTGCAACACCCTCTGTTCCTGTAATTGTGTTGAAGAATTCGACAGTAGCGAATTTTGTTTTTTGTAAAAGATCATTAATAAATCCTGCAGTACCCAAAGTAGGATCTTGACCTAGTGCAATTCTTTCTGCGTTTTCTTTTAATATTGTATCAAATGTATCAACCGCTTGTGTATATACGAAATAATCTCTACCAATGTCAGATAATTGTGCAGCACCAAATGGTTTAGATAAGGCTGCAGCTTGAGTACCTGGTTGATCACCTGTGTAAATACCCACAACACTCCAGTCCTCTGGTACAGGTTGATCAAATAAATCAAATGATCCTTGGTCCGTGGTCACTCGTCTACCTAACATGTACATAGGACTACCATCGACAGGGTTTGGTTTTAGTTGTACAGGCACTGTCTTTACCTCATCAGAATCTTTTTCTTTATACATTAGCGTTGGAAAAGATTTTTCTGGATTACGTAACATTAACAAAGAGTGTTCGTAGAACATTTTCTCTTTATCTAATCGATTATCAAAAATAGATTTATCTTTTGCTATATCGGCATCAAATATTTTTAATCGCACATCACCACTATAATTCATCATTTCTGAAAGCATATCTTCTGTGTAACCCATGCCTTTTAAAGTAAGCTCAGCTTCTTTACTCAACATAATTTGATTCATTTCGTTGGCTTGTTTTATAGCCATTTCACTTATCAATAGTTGTTGTTCAATTTGTTTTGCTTTTTCCAACTTATCTCGATCCATTTGTGCACCCATAGATTGTATGCCAACGTCAAACACTGCAGCAGCGCCACGATAGTTTGATTTTTTTGTCAACATATCAAACAACATGTTAAATGCTTTTTCAGCATTTGATGCTTTGGGTATTTCACCAAATTGTCTTTCAATATCTGCTTTAAAATCACTCGCCTTATATCGAGTACCAAAACCTAATTCTGCTTTTGCTTGTTCTATGTTTGCCTTTTTTGCTTCTGATATAGGTAGATAAGTTCCAGCATAATAGTCTGACATAGCGTCCATGTATTGTTGTGAACTGTTATTGTAGATATCATTTACATTGACAGGTGTCGCTGTTGATGTAGTCGTCGTATTTGCAAAAGTTACATTGTTAGAGGATTGTTCAGGAAATTTTAATGTAACGCTTTTATTACCAGGGTCAGAGAACTGACTTAAAACATCAAATGAAGTTTCTGCCATGGTTTATGAGAATAAACCGATTAATGGGTTTATCCCTCCTTGTGCACCGTATGGATTAAATCCGATTTGACTCGGAAGACCACTGACAACGTTTGATTGTAATGCAATTGATTCGAAAGGTAATTTAAATTGTTGCTGTTGTTGTGCAAACAGAGCATCTAATCCTGCTTGATCAATTGCTTGTTGTGTAGTTCCTGCTTTACCTAATATATCTGCTGTTGTAGATGCTGCGATTGGAGAAGCTTGTCCAAACTGACCAAATGTTTGACCTATATTGCCTTGTGTCGTCGCTGCTTGTGCAATATTTTTCATCCTATCACTAAACTCAGTCATGCCTCTTGTTTGTGCATCAGCGAATCCGCTGGATAGTAATCGTGCAATACCACTGCCCAATACATCTTGAAAACCTCTTTGTGCTTCTGCTTCAACAACACCTGATCTATCACCACCGAATGCTCCTGCTCTTTTTGCTGCAGCGTCTCTTGATGCCTTAGAAATATCAAACTGTCTTCTCATTTCTTTGGTGTAGTTGTCGACAACCTCTTGACGATAAGGGTCCATAAAAGCTTGATAGCTAGATGGATCATAAGCTTGCGTTGCCTGTTGAGCAGTCGCTGCTGCTTGATCTAAGGCTCCTATGCCTCTACCAAAAAAATCAGGTTGACCAGTTGTTAAATTTTGAGCTGTTTGAAAATACTGCTGTTGTAAGTCACTTGGACCTGCAACTCCTTGTAAAGGAACGTTGGGAGCTTGATCCATGAAGGGCTTAACAATATTTGTTGTAAACTTTTCACTAGCTTTACCTATATTACCGTACAGTTGAGCCAGTAAATCTTCATAAGCTGTTGACATTATATTCTCCCTATTCCATTCATATTCGCTTGCGAGCGTAAATCCTCACGCATAGCATACAATCTTTGGTGGCCTAAGTCATTATCTCCTCCACCTATTTGTGAAACTTCTTGTTTAGTTAATACATGTTCTCCATCAGAAAGCATAGCAGGAATACTGTCAGAGGTCCCTGTACCTGGTCCACTGATGTCCCCCGTCATTCTTGGAAACTCTGGTGTGCCCATAGCAAATCTTTGTATGCCACCGCCATCAGCAGCTAAGTAGGGATTTTGAGTTGGATCGTAAAAAGATCTTTCATCTTCAACTTGATCTTGAGCTAACTTTCCTAAAAGAGCCGCTGCTCCAGTTTGCATTACATATGGGTTTGTTAGTAGGTTCATAAATGGTGCTTGTTGATTTGCTAAATCTGCAAATTCTTTTCGCACGCCCATTTGAAATTCTGGAGATAGTTGTTCAAACTTTGCAAACTCTATTGGATCATCTAAATCGACTTGATATTTATTTTTCATAAAATCTTTAAATGAGCCTTGATCTGGTTTTTTAAAAAATTTGGTATCCCCAGCTCCTAGAAAGTCTCCTACTCCACCTGAAAAAGTGCCACCTCTTGCAACATTCATACCACCTGAAGTAACTGCTCCGAGGGCTAAATTTTTAAGAACGTTCTCAGGTTTGTCACCTGATAACAAACCAATACCGCCTTGAAGAACTGCAGGATTCTGTAAAAAGGCTGGTAGTTTTGAAAAAAAAGATGCTTGAGGTAACAAAGCTCCTATACCAACTTGAACGATAGGATTTTTAAGTAACTTTTTTGCCTCTTTAAAAATCTTTTTAAACATGTTTACTCTTTCTTATTCGTGGCACCCATTCCTAGTCTAGGTGCAAAAATCGTGACATCTCTCTGGATATCTTCTTCTTTAGTATCTGTATTAGGATCGGCGACATCGTTAGAAGCTGCTTCTTCGCTTTCATAAGTTGCTCCAGTCTTCTTATGAGTAAGCACGGTTTCTGTTTTGCAACTGTATATAGGTACCTGTTCACCGTTTATTTCCTTATGTCCAATAACTTTTGGTTCATCAATAATTTTTGTCATCTTAACCTTTATTTTTACTATTGTTGTTGTTGAATTTCAAGCAAGGAAACTGTCACCATAGCTTTA